CACCATGCCTGCAGGAGACGAGATCAAAGAGGAGCTGAAGCCCTCCACGAGGCCATTCCTGGCATGCGGCCCGGCCAAAGTGCCAAAAATAAGCGATAGTTGCGGGATACCGTTCCCGAATATAGCTGAAATAATAGAAAATTTTAATTCAAAATCTCTAAGTGAGCTGCAAAATTCGCGTTCGGATTCCCTAAAAATATCGGATTATGCAAGGGCCTCAATTTAGCTCGTAGCCACTTATCATCGGCGCTTGCTAGATCCGAACCTACGTTCTGGAGTTGTGATATATAAAGACATAGTACATCATTTTGTCAGATTAATGAATCAGATAATCGATAAAATAGCTTAGACTGTGCCACAATCAAGGAAAAAATCAGCAATTTTAAATTTATAATCCTTAATAGTATCTAATCAATCGTACGGATAAAAGATTTTCTCAGCCAGTTGCGATTCCATCTTTTGGGAAGTGAATATAATTGCATCGTGGAATGACATTGATAGGAGATCCCGCATAGTGCCCGAAGCGAGCAGCATTCGCGACATGCTCTTCTTTTAATCCGAATAAGCATCTAGTAAATGAACTGAGCGGATCTAATTGATCCAAAGAACCCGACTTTAAAATTATTAGCCGGCCAGGTCTTGCACACCTGGCCGGTGGATCATCCAAGCGGCGTTCTAAGCCCTTTAGACAGGATAACGCCTCCGGAATCATTTCCAATGATTTATGGAGGACGAATGAGTCATAAGGTTGAGCCGCGCGGGGCGAAAGTAATCCTGAATGGAATTGCTGAATACAATGAGACCGACAATGAACAAATCGAGATCGACAGGATCTATCAGGGAGACTGCCTTGCGCTCCTTCCCGGGATTCCAGATCTTAGCATGGATATGGTTCTCACCGATCCGCTCTATTCTTCAGGCGGCCTGGTGAGCTCGTCCAGGGCCCGGCCCACCGGCGAGAAATACATCGTGACCGGCACCAAGCTTGTGCGCCCCGATTTCCTGGGCGACAATCGAGATCAGAGAAGCTTTCTTATCTGGTGCACCCTCTGGATGGCCCAGTGCTGCCGGGTGCTCAAGGATGGCGGGCTGATCCTCTGCTTCAGCGACTGGAGGCAGCTTCCCACCATTACGGACGCGATTCAGGTGGCCGGATTCATCTGGCGGGGCGTATTCGTCTGGGACAAGACCGAGGCGGCAAGGCCGGACAAGGGAAGGTTCAGGCACCAATGTGAGTATGTGGTCTACGCCTCAAAAGGCGCTTTTCGCAAGAGCTCTGAAACCTGTTTCCCTGGAGTGTTCCGGAAGGCAGTCAATGGCCGCGAGAAGCTCCACCAGGCAGGCAAGCCAATAGAGCTGATCGAGGAGCTGCTTAAAATCGCGCCGCAGGATGCCCTCATTCTGGATCCCTTCATGGGTTCCGGAACCACTGCAGCAGCCTGCCTGAAAACAGGGCGTCACTTCCTCGGCTTCGAGCTGTCTGCTGAATACTACGAGATAGCCAGGAAGCGCCTGGAGTCTGCAACAGGTCGGACCTGATTAAGGGAATTTCCTGTAATTACAAATTACAATTGAAATTACAATTTCAATTCGGGGTTGAAATTACAATGGTGGGCAAGCGCGGAGTACCGCTATCAGACGAGCAGAAAGCGCGTATTCGTGAATACATAGATTCTCAGAAGCTCCACGCCACCCCGCGCGAAACCCTGGCAGCTATGATCCTTGCCGACCTGGGCATTGGGGTCTCCGGAGTATCGGCTGCCCGGATCAGAAGAGAAGCCTTCGAGGATAAGGACACGGCCAACTCCCAGAAGGAGGCCGCTATACGCGAGAAGGTCCTCGAAACCGTCGAGGTCGAGGCTCCGAAGGTTCTGGGCTACATCCAGGACGAGATCTCCTCCCTCCGCACGATGGCCTACGGCGACCGAGACAAGTCCATCCCCGCTGAAGACATGTCCGTCACGGAACGCACGCGCGTGAGCGGTGCCATCCTGGCGGCCTGCAAGACCCTCATAGAGATCATCGGCCCGCCCAAGCCCGACCGGCACATCACAACCACCCTGGAGATCCTTGAGACTGCAGACGTCTCTGAGTTCATGAAGTACGGCGATAAGGACCATGGCCCTGATACCTCAGAAGTGGCAGATCCCGAAGGAAGTCAGAAAACTTAGTCTGATGCCCGCCCAGGCCGTTCTCTACCAGAACGCTCTGAAGCTGGACGCAAAATACGTGGATGGCCCTCTGAACATCGACATGATCACCGGTATAGGCTTCGGCAAGTCGCTTGTGGGTGCATACGCCTATCGCGATATCTGCCTCAGCCGGCCCGATGACAGCTCATGCATCTACGGCCCCTCCTACCCCACCCTGCAGAGATCCACGCTTTACACCCTCGGGCAGATCATTGACCGCAACAGGGACCTGGTGAGCTGGAACAAATCCGAGAACATCATCGAGTGGGCAAACGGCCACACGACGCATATCTTTCCCATGGACCAGGAGGGCAAGATCGATCGCGCCCGGGGCCCCACATATTCAGCAGCCTGGGGCGATGAGCGTTCCCTCTGCCCGAAGCTCGCCTACGATGTCATATCTGGCCGCCTGAGGGCCAGGGACTACCCACTGTCGCACTACGGCACCGGCACGCCCAAGGGCTTCGACTGGATCTATTACCTTCACAAGGTGGACCACCGGGGCGATCCTGACTATTATCTGATCAGCTCCGAGAAGTTCAATGTCAGTACCTTCCACAATCCCACCACACCGAAGAAATACAAAGTAATGGTCTGGAAGCAGTACGGCAACACCCGTTTTGCACGTCAAGAGCTGTGGGGGGAATTTACCGCCTCTTCGGGTCTTGTATGGGATTTCACGATAATGGAGCACGTCCGGGCCCTCCCCAAAGACATCCGGTTTGATGTAAAATTCGGCGTCATCGATTGGGGCTTCTCGGACCCCACAGCCATCGAGATCTCGGGCATGGAAAAGACCGCCCGGGACTTCGATCTATGGACCTTTGACGAGTACTATGAGGCCCGCAGGACTCCTGACCAAATAGCTGCTGAGGTGGCCAGGCTCCACGAGCTGCACCACATCGATATCTGGCTGGCCGATTCCGCCCGGCCCGATCTGATAGCCCACGTTCAAACCAAGACAGGGATCCAGATCGTACCTGTCATCAAGGAGACCATTCCCACGGGCATCAGCCACGTGGCCTCGCTGCTCTCGATGGGCCGCTGGCATTTCACGCCGGCCTGCCAGTACGCCATTGATGAGCATATGAAGTATCACTATCCGATGAAGGACGGCAAGCCACATGGCGAACTGCCGGTGGACAAGGATAACCACCTCTGCGATTGTTCCCGCTACCTCTCGGACTACCTGGCACAGATCGGCTATATGGGCGACTATATACGATCTGAATGGACCCCGCCGAGCTCCGATGAAGGAATTGACTCGGGCGTCTATTCTGGGCCGTATTGAGAAAAGTCTATAGCCAAACTTTCGATAAGCTCTGCCGCATTAGCGCACTTTTAAGACAATCAGGACCTTTGATGCTCGATACTCTCCGCTTCAAGCTTGCCAGCCTCCTCCGGCCAACAGAGCCCAGGCACAATGCCCAGGCTCTCCTCACGCCCATCGGCAGGGAGTATGCCGTCCAGGAGGGCTTTGAAGATAAGCGATTTGAGGTCTCGCAGCTTCTCGCCACCTCCGAGATGGGCCAGGTGGACAGCATCATGCTGGAGATCTTCAACCTCATGTTTCTCGGATGGGGACTCGTGGCCGTGCCCCCGGACGGCATGGACCCGAAGCAAGCCTCCGACATAACCCCGCAGATCCTGAAGCAGCTCTGGCGCTTCGACAAGGTCCTGGACCTCAAATACCTCATGGGCCGCATGTGGGTCGATTGCCTTACATTCGGCCCCGGTCTCACGGAGCTGGGCGTCCAGGTTGACGAGCAGGGCAATTTCCTCGACTGGGGACGGGTGGATGACTGGAAGGGGCCCGAGTGGGCGAACTATCTGGACGCCACAAGCTTCGAGAATGCCGCCCCTCACGGCACGGCAAACGGCAGATTCATCGAAGGCCGAATCCTCAAGGGTATCTGCTACGATACTCAGGAAAGGAGGATGGAGTACTGGCAGACCAAGCCGGGCCAGAGCCAGCCCGTCCAGATACCCACCGGACGGATCCTCGTAATCAAGGATCGAAGATCTCGCTATGTGGACGGCAAGAGCTATCTGGAAGGCATCGTGCCCACCGCTCTGCAGCGGGAGGAAGTCCGCAGAAACATCATGCTGCAGATCAGGCGGAGTGCTGCCCCTGCCGTGGGACTGCGGGTTAAGGAGATTCGCAATCCGGCCAATGGCGTGCTCATCAATGTAGCTCCGAACGGCAAGATCGGAAACAGATGGGCAGAGGCATTGGAAGAGGCCAAAAAGGCCCTCAAGAATTACAGTGCCAATAAGTTTCTCATCTTATGGGAAGACCATGAGGTCATCGAGAGCAAGGTTTCAATCACCGGCGATATCTTCATCCCTGATGATAAGCTCAAGGCCGAGATCCTGAACCACCTCATCCCCAGGGACTGGATAGAACAGAACGGCCAGGCGGTTTCGAAGTCCTCCCAGCCTCTCTGGGACCTGGCCATGCTTGTGGTGGATGGCTGGCGGGCCGCTCTGGCCGAAGCCATCGAAGAGCTCCTCACGAGGATCCTTGAGGCTAACGGCTTCACTGACTGGTCTGTTCAGTTCGTCTGGAAGAAGCTGGAGTACGAGGACAAGGCTCAGCTCCGCACGCAGGCCCTGGCCGCCTGGGAACGGAGCGCCCTTACTCTCGACCGGCTCTACAAGATCATGGGCTGGGATCCCCTCACAGACGAGGAGCGCACCCAACTGGAGAAGGAGAAGCAGATCTTCCACAGCACTCCGGGCGTCGTGATCGGCAACAGCCTGCCCGCAATCAACGCAGCCAAGGACGTGGACAAGGACAAGGAGCCCGCCCTGGAGCTGCTGCAGCAGAAGAGCGCCATCGCCATCGAGGAGCTGAAGTATTACGGCTACCTCGAAGAGGCTGGCCAAGCAGAGTCTTAACACCATCATTTTTTCCCAACAATAATTATATTCATAGAGGTATTTCTATGGCCGAATACAATCCAAAGGGAATGACGGACCAGGAGTTCGCCGATTTTTGTGAGCTGAAGACTGAAGAAGGAGCAATACCCGCAGGCCGGATCGACTATGTCTCAGGCAAGGTCATGTTCAGATCCGGAGCCGGCTATCTGCTGGGCATCCCGGACTATATCAAGAAGTATGGCTTCGACCCGGCACCTGTTTGGGACCGCATCAAGGCCTACCAGAAGAAGACCGGCAGGTTCACCGAGCCCGTTGAGATCGCCTACATCAAGCCCGCCAGACGCGCCCCGGTCAAGCTCGGGAGGTACTGAGTATGGCCGAAGAGGAAACACCCGCTCAAGACATTGCGACTACCTGGGATAAGCTGGAGAACTGGAAGCGATGGCTCCTGGCCGCAGAACTCATCACCGGCACAGTATTCCTCGCCCTGGCAGTATGCGCATTCGCCATATTGCTGGTCTGGCAGGGAAAGGCCGAGCTCGGGATAGACCTTTTCAAATACGTCCTGGCCGCCATGATCGGGCTGATCGGGGCCGTGGTGGGCTACTACTTCGGCAGCCACCAGGTGGGATCCGCGTGAGCATTCTTTCGGTCCCCCTGACATTGCTGATCCTCTATTGCCTGATCCTGGTTGTGTGACCGTCTTATGATTCTTCTGTTCTGGTGATTTTATTGGACAAAGAAGATTACATCTGCATAAAGCGAATGACTGTGGCCCTGCTCATTGCATTCTGCCTTGTTTCCGGCTTCCTGTTAGTGCTCGGCTTCATGGGCTATGCCAATACCATCGAGGAATCGGTATTCGGGAAAGGTACGCTCGATCATTCAAGCTACAGCAAATCCGCCTCGGATAGAGCGATGACCAAGGATGCTGAGTCCGTGGCCTACCAGATGAAGAGAGATTGGGAGAACGAAAGCGAGCAGACGTTCACCAGCAGCTTCATCGTCTCAGGGGCCGGTGGCAGCTACCGGGATCAGTATGTGGTGAAGGCTTCCGGCGCAGGGTACAAGCATACCTACCGGGCCACGAAGATTAAGGGCGACTTCTCCGGCTCCGGCGAGTCTTCCGTGACCATGCAAACGGGCACGCAGAGCCTCGATAGCCTGATCCTCATGGACGGCAATGCAACATTCCAGGGCAGGGTCATCAACGGGCAGACTGGAAGGCCCGTAACCGAGGCAGAGATGGATGCAGCCGGGCAGTTCGTGATCCGGAGCTACCTGAATGTCACGGAAAAGCCCCGGACGTATGAGGACTGGCTCCAGCTATGCAATACATTTTCTGATGTCTTGCCGGCAAGTGTTGGGCCACTTAAGCTCGTGCCGCTGGACAACAGCACTGTTTAGGCAAAAATGCCCGATCTTGATGATCTCCTGGAGGATGAAGAGTTCTGGGAAGACCTTCGAAAGAAGCTCGCTCTCAACAACCAGCAGCTCTGGGACATCATCTGGGAGAGCGGCGGAAAGCCTGCCTTTGGCCTGGGATCCAAGCGAGTTGCCAAGGAGTTGGGCATCTCATGGAAGGACATCCCCTTCCGGGGCCAGGAGTACTACCTCTCGCATGGCCGAAAGGTAATCGAGCAGCTTACGGAAACCGACATCACTCAAATCCGGGATCTCCTCGAGAAGAACTGGGGCATAGGCGAGAAGGCATTCGCCCGCCAGGCCGAGGCCTCGACTATGGCCAGCCCGGCCAGGCTCAAGAACATCTACCGCACGGAGATCCATCTCTCCAACGAATATGCCGGCCTGCACCAGGCCCTGGACGCCGGCGTCGAGACAAGGAGCTGGCTGGCAATCGGCGACGAGCGCATGTGCGATGTATGCGAAGCGCTCGAAGAAGAGAATCAGGACGTGCCCATAGATCAGCCCTACAGCAACGGCACTATGGAAGCACACGCCCATAACCTGTGCCGGTGCAGGTCAATCTACAATCCCGCTGCACCTTCCGGAGAGGCTCGCAAAGCGGGCCGCAGGGTAGCCCCGTTCACAAGGCCGAGAGCGATAGCTTAACGATTTTATTATGACAGAGGTTCCGATGCCTTCACAATATCCTGAGCTGCAGCTCCATGTGGACAAGGTCAGTTTCGGCGGCAAGATCCTCTATCAAGACGATAAGATCACCGTCGTTCCCTGCGTCCTCATGGCCGAGGGCGTGCAGAATGGCGCTCTCAAGCCCTTCGAGGAGTTTTATGATCCCGCCGGCCTGGAGGGCGCTCTATGGTTCGAAGGCGTGCCCATCACCCGGGAGCACCCGCCGAGCCACGTAACTCATCTCACTCCGAAGATCGGCAAGATCCGCAATGTTCAGCCGGATGTGGATGGCAGGCGCATCACCGCCGAAGCCATGCTCTTCAACGATCGCCTGACGCCTGAAGAGAGGAAGAAGCTCGAAGCCGGCGAAATGATGGGCGGCTCGATCGGCTTCTGGTGCAATGACGAGCCGCTGGATGAGCCGCTGATCTGGCAGGATTCGGGCGACGAATACAACATGATCCAGAGGGCACCATTTTTCGGAGACCATTTCGCCCTCGTGGCCGACCCGGCATGCCCTGTCGGTGTATGCGGATTCAATGTCAATTCTACTAACAATGACTGCAAATGCAAAAAACAAATGGATGTGAACAAATTGCCTGATGAAACCAAGCCGGCTGCCGGAGCGCAGCCTGTGACAGAAGGACAGAAGCCACCGGCAGGAGATCCGAAACCACCGGAGGGAAATGGGGCCGCAAAGCCCGCCGACGAGCCTGCCTCAAAGGCCAATGCCATCGATATGGCTACCCTGAGGGTCAAGGCCAAGACGATTCTCGAAATGAGTGATGACTATGCCAAGCGCAATGAGGCGCTCTCTCTGCTGATGGAGATCGTGACCGAGGACGGACCGGCAGCCAACATGCAGAGCAAAACGCCTGCCAAGACAGTGGTGGAGATGGATAGCGATATTTCCAACAGACTCAGCCAACTTGAGGGCAAGATCAATTCCCAGGCACAGGAGATCACAGGCCTGAAAGAGGACAACAGGATCCTCAAGGAAGAGAAAAAGACCCGCGAGGATGCCCTGAAGACCGAGCAGGATGAGCGAACTAAGAACGCCCTGAAGGTCAACTTCGACCAGGCCTACCAGATGGAGTTCGACAAGCACTGGCCGGGGATCCAGAAGGACGGCATCAACGCTTTCCTGGCCAATCCCGAACATGCCAAGCACTGGGATTTGAAGGGCGATAAGAAGAAGATCGTGCCTGTGGGCCAGGAGTTTGCGCTTCATGGAGACGGCGTTGACGGTGTTGGAATAGCATCCGTGGACAGCCTGACAAAGAAATTCTATCCGGGTGCAAAAGCGCCCGAAAAGAAGGAGGGTCAATAAATGGCCAAAATATACCCCTCATCCAAGGCCCCGATAGGCATGGCGGTTGATGCTGCCGCCTATTATGAGGGCGAGCTTTTGAAGAAGAGTGCGACTGATGGACGCCTGTGTAAATCCGCAGCCACCGGCGACGAGATTGTGGCCGTCGTGGATCAGGACTCACTCACGGCGAAGGGCGACGCCAAGACCGTGGCTGCCGGCTACAAGCTCGGATGCTGGAGGCTCGGGAGCGGCGAGATAGTCTGGGTAAAATCCATTGCAGGCCAGACATACAACCGTGATAAAAAGATCTATGCCTCCGCTACCGCGGGTCAGGTAACGGCCACTCCTGCAACCAGCAGGCCCATCGGGTCCTATCCCGAATGGATGACTGCCCAGGTAACAGCAGTTGCCGGCGAGAGAGTGCCCTGCATTCTGGATGTGCCCATTGCCGCCAACACTGTGGCAGGAACGTGATTTTAGATGCCTATTATGGGAGCAGTCACTACCCGTGACATGGAGAAGCTGGTCACGGCCTATGCAGTTCGAAACGCCCGATTCTACGACGCAAACGTCATGAGGGAGAATCCTCTGGAGCAGTTCTTCCCCTTCGAGCCCACTGAGGAGCAGGAGTTCGAGTTCTGGACAGGCTCCGGCCAGGCCGGCGTCATGGGCGTGGACAGGGAAGCCGCTGTGCCCTACACCAAGAACGCGCTCAAGAGGCACCAGGAAGATCTCACTACAGACAAGTTCGCCTACTTCCTCAGCAACGACATGCTGGAAAGGGC